ATACTCTCGCTGCCATAGAACGCCGCCCCAGACCAAGATGCCGTTGCGATCCACATAAATCGCCGTGCGGCCCGGAATCGAGCCGTTGAGGACATTCAGCCCAGCGGTATTCACGCCAGAGACCAGCAAGTGCGCCGTCATTGTGCCCGCGGCGTTTAATTGCTGACCGAAATTGACCCCCGTTAGCGGAAGCTCAGCTAAAACCTGATTGGTGACTAAATCCGCTAAGAGATAACGATATTGAGTTGCCATTTACCATTTCCCTTCGGGGCAGGTAGCATCAGCGAGCTTTGATTTTTAGGTTGAAATAATTCTACTTTATTTAGTTGGCGCAGGAGCCTCAGAGTCGAAATTCTTACCGTCCCATATATCGCCCGCGCCAGCATATTTGCCACGGAATGAAGCGTTATATGAAGTCTGCGCCCACTCGGTATTTTCACCGTAAAGAGATTTGCAGAAAGCAATCCCAATGGCCTCTCCGTCTAATCCTTCAGCATTACCAATTACTTCGTTATTGACAACAATAACTTGACGGACAATTCCATCTTCAATTCTTGCAAAATGTGCCATGTTGTCTCCCTTATCCAATCACTACTACTACATAGCCCGAACCGCCATTGCCTACGCTACCACCACCGCCAGAGCCACCACCGTTTCCAGTGTTGCTTGCTCCATTAGAACCGTTTCCTGCACCCGGTCCACCAGCAGCATAAGTTACAGATGTTCCAGTAATGGAATTTGCTAATCCCGAACCAGCAGTAGTTGTTGAACCAGCACTTCCTGCGCCTCCTCCACCGCCGCCGCCACCATTTGAAGAAAGTCCGCTGCCGCCTGAATTACCTTGATTAAAATATGCTCCACCACCGCCATAGCCTGAAGTATAACTTGCTCCACCGCCGCCGGAACCACCATTAGCACCAGAACCGTTATAATTTGCGCTTCCGCCAAAACCACCACCGTAAGCAATAATTTGATTGCTACCAATTCCAATTCCAGAAGGCGAACCAGAAAAAGGTGATGAGTTTGACCCACCAGCACCAACTGTTACAGTCAAAGAACCTGTTGGAATAAAAGCAGTTGTTGAATAAACTAATCCGCCAGCTCCACCACCGCCACCTGAACCTGTGCCAGCATATTGAGCGCCGCCCCCGCCGCCACCAGCAATAACAAGAACTTCAGCATAACCAGCAGTGCCTACGGTAATAGAACCAGAGCCAGTAAATTTGTAAATAGTTTTTCCGGGACGAGAAGATGTGTCAACAGTGGGTGATCCTGTTGTGCCAGTAACGCTGGCTTTACCAACTCCACCACCACCAAAAGGGAAACCAGTAAGTAAAGGACTCATGCGAACTTCACCGCCCCGCCTGCTAGAACCGTATAAGTATTTGCCGCAGTTTTAATAATTGTAAATGAATACGCGTCAATTGCAGAAGCGTTACCCGCTGACGGCGCAGTACCACCCGACCACTTAGGAGTAACCGAAGTGCCATCAATTGTAAAAGCCGAAGGATAATAAGCGGTTGAACCACTAGTATTTAAGAACACTACCGAAATACTATTGCCGACACTTAAAATTGAGTTAAGCGTTGTTGATGAGTTTCCTCGAAAGTTAAGTGTCCAGTTAGCAGTTGCCGCAATTGTGTAATACCAGAAAGTCGAGGTTGTGCAATCGATATTAACTGTACCCGTAGCGGCAGAAGCGACAATACTTCCGACTTCTTCGAGGCTAGTAACGGCAGTATTAGATCCTAAAATTGCTGAGCTAGCTTTTACTCGGTTATCAGTAATGTTTGCGTTTACGATAGAAGTAACGCTAGCTCCTACAGCAATAGTCGCAAGAAGAAGCGAGTTAGCGGGAGTCGAAGGAGCTACCGGAGAGGCGGCAGGGGTTCCCGCGATTACCTGAAAAGTAACATTGTTCAGCGATCCCGTGTAGTAAGCATCATTGACGGTCACAACCACAATGTCAATGCGTGGGTTTGATGCGTTGGCCGTGGAAACGGTGAGAGTTGTCGTGGCATCGTTATAGGCCATGTATGTGCCCATGTTGGACTGCGTTGTTCCAACGATTGCAGCCCAGCCAGAAGCGACAAGAACGGACATACCGGCAGGAGAGTTTTGAGTAACGGCTAAGTCAGTAGCGTTAATGATTCCAGAGGTTTTCCAGATTGTCTGGGTAGTTAGGCGGTCGTTTTCCGCAGGATGGCTTCCGTTTTGCAGCCAACTTGGGGGTGTGCGTAATGCCATTGCTTCTCCTTAGATGTACGCGTTGCGCCAAGTAATGGTCGCAGCCGTAGTGCCGATAAGTGTACCTGTTCCAGATAGGAAGAAAGAGTTATTACCCGGTGGAGCAGAGAACCAGTTTGAGCCGCCGTTAATCAAATTGCGGGCAGGGCTTCCGTTGAGGGTGATGAGTTTCTGATCTAGGTCAATGACGATGGTGTCGGTGTTTGCGTAAGTTCCTTGAATCGTAATGTAAGTGCCTTGCGTGTTATTACCAAGGGTCGGGTTGGTGATAGGGCCGTTGAGGGTTATGACAGGGTATGTGGTTGCCCATCCTGCGTTATTGACGGTCGTTGTAAGGGTCGAGGAGCCGCCGCCATAGGAGAGGTTGTAGGTGCGGTTATATTGACGGCCCAGAGGGTTACCAACGGCGAGGGTTGCAGTCTGTAGCGTGTCATCGTAATAACGAGGGTCGGCGCAAAAGAATGTGTATTGCGAAGTAATGTAGCCGTAGGTGTAATTCGGATCAACAACGGTCTTGTTTGTGCGAACGCGAGCATTCAGGCGTTGCAAACCGCCGGCGGCAGAGAGCTGGAATTGAAGCGGGGTCGTGCCGCTGGTCTGAGGCAAGAGTGCGGCCTGTAATAAGTTGAAGTTAGCCTGAGCTGAATAGCCAGTGCTTGCGAAGGTGTTGATGGTGATGGTCACCGTGCGGCCTGAAAGAAAATCGTTGCCCGTGAACATACCGTCTGCATAGCCTCTGTTGTCATCCTGATTGCGGATATTGGGCAGCGATTCAAGCCCATCAACAGAGAGGATTTGATAAGGCGAGTTAGCTCCGCCGAAGACAAAGCCATTAAAGGCAAAGGAGTAGTAATTAAGCGAGGTAACGGTAGCCATTATCCAGCCTTCCCTGCGTTAAGTTTTGAGGCGATTCCCTGAGCCACTCCATAGGTGAGAGCGCCATAGGTAGCCGATGCGATGTCACTCGCTGAAACAGGGGTCGAGATGTAGTTGTTCTGCGTGTAAGCAACCGCAGGGCCGCTTGATGCGGTCGTTGGCAAGGCCGCCGATCCTGAAAGATAAGGCGTTGCAACAGAGCCGGCGAGCGCCATGCTGCTCATCGAAACGCCCGTGCCATTGACCGCGGCCATGGAAGCTGCAACCGCTTCAAGCTTGGTCTGCAAATCGTTTAGCTTCGTAATGGTGGAGTCATGAAGCGCCGTGGCTGCTTGGTCAAAAGCCTGTTGCGATGCCGCGAGCGAATCCTGCAGGGTTTGCTGAGCCTTGGCCACGGAGTCGTTGTAAGCCAGCTTGTTTTTAGCAAGAACATCGTTGAAAGCATCGGCTTGGGTTGCCATCGAAGCGTTAAGGTCTGTAGTGACTTTGTTGTATTGGTCAATGAGAGCCTGAGTTGCCAGATTGCCGCCTTGATTCATCTGATCCGCGAGACCGTTCAATCCTGTTGTCGAAGCATCCTGCACCTGTGCAAATAAGTTCTGAATCTGCTCTGTTGTTCCGGGCTGAGCGTTGATGAGAGTCTGAGCCATTTGGTCACCCATGAGCGGGCCCTGCGCGACAACTTGCTGAATGAAGTTCTGCGAATATCCTAGGCCGGCGAGCTTGGAAGCATCAGTGGCAAGGGTTTTCATGGCGTTTAGCTGGCTCTGAAATGAGTCAATGAGGCCGCTAGTTGTTCCCGAGCTGAAAAATGACTTGCCAAGGTCTATCTTCGTGACATTTGCAAATTCATTGGTGAGCAGGGCCTCTGATTGTTGAACAATAGCCAGTTGCTTGTCTGCGGCATCTTGCTGCAGTTTGGCGATAGCGTCATTGTTCGCCGCAGCTGCCGCGAGGTTGGCCTGATCTAAAGTCTGTTGTGCTGCAGCCT